ATGGCTCAAGAAATCCTTCTTAAGCAAGAGAAAACGTCTGCTAATCTTATCTTAACGGCACTTGCAAATGCTACAACAAATGGAAAAGATCACGTTATTAATGCTGGAACATCAGGAAGATTCCTTCTTAATGACCTCAATAGGCTCTTCACTCTTGCAAAAAGAATTAATACTTCGTTCAGCAAAGGCACTCCACTTAACCGCTCAAGTCGCGGTTTAACAGACCTTATTGTTTCTCCAGAAGTTGTGCAAGAGCTTCGCGCTATGGCATACAACCCAATCAATACTAAGGGATCACCTGCTGGTGGATCACCGTCTGATGGCATTGCCGCTCCTGATTCAATGAGAACAGACATCTATAATTCCGCAGGTATTCCTGAGTTTTATGGTGTTTCAATTATGGAAGCTAATGAACTTGGAGTTGGTCAGAAGTTTAATACAATCTTTGGTGCTGTCGCTGCTGGTGGCTCTACGACGGCGCAAACCTTTGATACTTCGAAAGAAATTATCATTGGTCTTGACCGTAGCCGCGAATCACTTATTCGTGCTGTTGCTATCGATTCGGATAGCGGTTCTGAGTTTTCTCTCACCGCCGACGATCAATACAGCATTCGCCAAAATAAGATTGGTTATTTCGGTAGCCTTGAAGAAGGTCGTATGGTTCTTGATAATCGCGCCCTTGTTGGTGTGATTGCTACAGGTTTAGCTTAATATAAACTAATTAACTAAGGGTCGCTTCCTGTAAAGGGGGCGACCCTTTTTTTGTTTAATTATTGTCAATAATTAATATAATATAGTATGAGTGTAATCAAAGCTAAAAAAATAAAAAAAGAAAAAAATATAGATGTATCTTATGGTTTGAATAATGATTCAAATAATAGAGGACTACTTGCTGAATTAGATCATATGAAATCCATAGGCTCTACGAATACAGAAGAATTCAAAGCGAAAACCAAAGAATTAGAGATCCTATTGGGCGTTGATACTATTAATCCATTCGGCACTAATGAATTGGATATTTTCGAAGATAATTTAAAATCAATGACATTGGCCGATATGAGAAAACTTGCAGAAAAAATTGGTATAAATTCAATGCAAGACAGACCCACACTAAGAACGATACTGATTAACGAATTTAAAGCTTCTAATAGAAATAATCGTCGCAACATAATGCCTAATAGTATTAATAGTGTTATACTAGATCCAAAAAATCCACTTCATGCCGAAGCGCTTAAAATCTTAGGAGATATTTGAATTTTAGTGTAAAATAAGGCATGGACACAATTGAAAGTTTATCATTAAGTATTTTTCAAACAGAATTTGATGGAGATACTGGTATTATGCCTCGCTCTTATATTTCTGGTTGGTTGACTGAAAATCTAGGATATTTAAATACATTATTAAATACATCTCATAGTGGATCTAGCCCAGATATAGATTTAGAAGCTCAATGTATATACAAAGAGTTGTATTTGTCTCATTATTATAGAAAGCAATCTAGAAACGCATTAAGGGGAGTCATAGATACCAATAATGGATCTGATATCTTAAGTTTGAGAGATGGTGATAGCTCAGTTACATTTACAAATAAAAATGAAGTAGCTAAAGTCTATAAGAGTATGGCTGATGAATCTCAAAATAGATTAAGCAAATTAGTTCATCAGTACAATATATATCAATCAAAACCTCTTCAAGTTGGAGGGATTGAAGATTATATATTTACTGGATTAGCGTATTGATTTAAAACAAAAAACCCCCGCTTTCGCGGGGGTTTTTATTTATATTTATTATAGCTTTAAATCAAGCAAAGCTAACAGAATTATTGGCTCCGCTTACAAACACTCCATTAGCGTTATCACTAGGCCCACCTATTTGAGTAGAGAAAACTAGATCGACAGACTTATTAGAGCCGATACTTGAGCTAAATGACTCACTATCAAGCTTGCATCCTTTGAGAGTGTATACCATTTTAATATCACTTCCGTTTGGACCCTTAAGGGTTAAAGTAATATTTTTCTTCGATTGATCATTAAGAAGATTTGCTAAATTGCTAGAAACCACTTCATTCACAATAGCATTAACAGAAAGAGTTGCCTTGACTGGAAAGTCAACAGCTCTTGCGTATGGAAATTTTGTTCCCAGTCTTTGTAATGGAGAACGTGAAAGTGGGATCGAAAGAGAAGCGCTTTGAATATGAAGAGCATTTTCTTCTGGTGATAAATCTGCTATGCCAGAGCCATCAAAAGTCGAAATATCGACGGTTACGTCTCCAGGTCTGAGAGCAGAAATGTTTGATGCTCCACTATTTGCTGGTTTTAATGCCACTATATCACTGGAATTTAAAACAATGCCATTTGTTGGGTTAATTGCTGGTGAGACGATACCGCTTATATTGTTGCCGTTTTCAGCAAAAGTAGTATCTGAATTAATATTTGCAGCTTCCATTGTGACGGAAACTGTTGGGAGACTTCCTACGGCTAAGTCTAATGTATAAGCAGAAAGATAAGCATTACCAATACCAATAGTAGAAGATATGCCAGTTACTCCAGTTGCGTCCATGCCTTCAGCGACAGTTGTGATATAAAAATTCTTACCAGAACTTGTTGTCATATGGCCAGAAGGGAAATTGCCTTCGGCTTGGCTTGTTCCAGTTTTTACGTAAAAACCTAAAGCTCTTTCGTTGAATCCATCAGTAAGATAATAAGTAAAATCTAATCCTACTGTTGGGGATTCAAGAACTAATGAATCAATACTAGCTAATTGGCCATATTGATTAATGTCTTGACGACTAATTGTGAAGTTATAATTGGCGCTTTGAACACGCTCAAGTTGTGTGTGCTGCGATGCTGTAGTTGAAGACAATGCTTCACTTACATAAAGAGCTTCCGATTGATAAATTACTCTATTTCTTGCCATAATGGTAGTTGTTGTTTGTATTTACAGTTGTTTTTGTTTTTTGTGAAAAATTATTGATGCCTATATCTATGTTGTTGTATCTCAAAATCTATAAAACCCACATATAAGTCATTTGCTAGCGATTTTCTCGCTTTATCAGTTAATTTTGATGTTGTGACGCTATTTATATAAAATGGTTTTTCATCATTATATTGATTACTTAAATCGACATAAGAATAATTAGTATTTTTTAAATCAGAATATTCATTAAATGGATGACCACTCATTGGTATTTTATTAAAAACTTCATTTTTTGAATCAGAGAAAATAGATAATACTCCATCAAGTTGATAATTATCTTCAGCTAAAACTACCGCATTTGCTCTTACTGTTGTTTCTTCCATGCCGCCAAAAGCAAAGCCTTTGTTTGTCATTGATGCTGTAGATAAAAATATTGCTGGGACAACTTGATCATAGGGCTGTATATGGGATTTTATAATTGATGCAAATCTTGAGTTGACCGTGTATTTATTTTCTACAATTAGATCTTCTTCTGTCTCGTTTGAATAATAAATATTAAAATCTTTTACTGCAAAATTACCGCTTATATTTGATATATTTGATGCTGTATTTAAAATAGCCCTTCCATTTTCGAAATCTAAAATTACTCCATTGTTTCTGCCAGAAAAAGAATTATTAATATATACGCCACTTGGAATATTCGCGCCACTAACAGAAGAGTCCGTTACCCACTGCTTATATGGGCTTCCATAAACTTTTAACGATGCAGCTATTCTTTCATCATTATATTTATAAAAACTAGTACTTATATTGGAAAAAGCTTGACCTTTAGTTAGCAAATAATGATCAAACCACAGTAAAAAAGAATTTGTTAATTTATGTTGAAATTGTTCGATCATTTTAATTGAGAGAATTTTTTAGAATATTTATTTATAAGAGCAGATACGTATTGGGTGTTTTTGAAAGATCCACCCCTTATTTTTACACTAGATTGTATAGCTTCGCCCGATCTACTTTTAGATGATTTTCTTCTTAAAAGATAACCTAATCCAGAAATACCTTTTTCTACACCTTGCGCCCAACTTCTTCCAGAAGCCCACGGCATAGGTGTAACTGCAAAAATATCTTGTGGTGTTGGCATATTTATACTAAACTTACAGCCCATTGGAATTTCACCAACAAAAGTAATTTCAACAGATTGAAGTATATTAATAATTGGGGCTATTGGATCATCTCCATCTTCAAATCCAATAAAAGCAAAAAGATTAGATACTCCATTTAGAGTATTACTTATATTGCTTGCAGTGGGGCCATTTTTAATTTCTTTAGTTACTGGATGATTTAAGAATTCATTTATTAATTGATTTTTTATTGCAGCAAAATCTTGTTTGACTTTTTTTTCAAAATCAACTCTTACCGCTTTTCCAACTTGTCTATTTAAAACTTGCTGGACATCTAAAGGAAGGCTAGCCATTACTCGTCAATTGGTGTTAAGTAAAATACATAAAATTGATTTCCAGTTAATCCGTATGGATTACCATCACTTTTAATATTGAATCTTTTGCCATCAAATTCTATTTTTCTTGATTCTTTAATAAATTCAAAAGCATCTTGCTTTACAATTATTTTAACAGAGCCTTGTGGTAAAATTATTTTATTTTGTGTGCCTTGTTGATTTCCATCATTGGAAAGATATTCTTCATCCGATTTTAAATAATAAATTCTTGCGTCAAATGCTTCAGAAATGGTTGTATATTCAATATTTGATGTAGATCCTGTGTTGGTGCGACGATAAACTGAATTATACGCAGCAGTCGAAGCTACAACTGTTTTTTGAGAGTTTTTATACACAGTAATTGTTTTTGCAAATGTTTCATGCAATTTATTGTATAGACTTTCTATTTCAGATTTTTTTATATTAGATAAAAACCCAGGCATATAGAATTTTACACTTTTTTTTATATAATTAACAAGGTGCAAGATATGAATGCTAAAAAATTTTTATCGGATAGGTATAATCATGAATTAGCTTCATTCTTTAGGATGATGCTAATGATGATTGAAGATATGAAAAAAGATCATGATTTTCATTATGAAAAATTATATAATAATATACCAGAAGAGTATCATTGCACTATAGATACTGCAAATCATTTTACAGAAGATAAAAAAAACTGGATCAGAAAAAGAATTTTAGATTATGGCAATGAATCTATTAGAAATTTACAATCTGAAATAAATAATTATAGCGTAAGTTTTATTTTTAAACAATAACAAAGGAACAAGGCATGAAATTTAAAAAATTATATCAATTCACAATCGACAAAGAAGTCGAAAAAATCGAAGAAACTTCTAAGAAGGATCGCAAGACGGGAGAAGAAGTAACCACCAAGAAAACGGTAAAGGTTAAGGAGCCTATTGAGTTCTTTATTAAAAGACCATCAAGGCGCGAACTTGAAGAGGCTGAATTAGAGTATTCAGTTGAAATGAGCAGATGCGTTAAAAAGGGTATCTTAACAAAAGCCATGCTTGCTAAAAAGTATAGCGATACTGGTGGAATTTTCAGCGAAGATGAGTCTAAAAACTATTCAGATCTTTATAAGCAAGTTCTTGAGTTTCAAAATGAATATATTCGTTTAGATTCGGCTGATCAAAAAGATGCTAAACAAAAGAAACGTTTTGAAATCGTCAAGTCTGGTTTGGGAGATGTCAAAAGAAAGATTGTGGAAATTGAATCTAATTTCCAATCCTTTTTTGACCATACGGCTGATATCAAAGCTCAGAATAGGCTTTTACTTTGGTATGTTATCAATCTGACATATATTCAATATGAAAAAGATGATAATCCAAAGCCTTATTTTGAAGGATCTGATTTTGAATCAAAAATCGAAGATTATTATGAAAAGGAAGAGTCTAATGATCAATTCTATTTTGCTGCAATTAAAAAGGCTTCCACAATCTTGGCTTTCTGGTTCTTCAATCAAGCATCTGAACCAAAAGAGTTCGATGAGTTAATTGAGAAAATGGAAAAAGGAACGCTTTGAACGAAGAATTATATATTTCTATAATTGGCGAAGTGTTTGATGGTTATACGGAGATCTTCTTTAATGGAGATCCCGTATACATCAAGCATTACAATATTAGAGATCAACGCTATATTCAAAAGTATTATGAAAAGCATAAAAATATAGCTATAAAAAAAGGATTAGAAACAGAAGAAGAAAGGCTCGTTGAAATAAAAAAAGATGATATCTGGTCTGATGCAGATGATCTTAAAATTGTTAATTTAGAGCTTGAAATCAATAATTTAATTATTACTCAAAAAAAAATATTCCTTCCCTCTCAAAAAGATCAAATTGGAAAAGATATAGAATCAAGAAAATTAGATGTCTACTTATTAAAAAATAAAAAAAGAGAATTAGTTGGAAAAACTGCTGAAGGGTATGCCTCCTCAAGATCAAACGAGGAAATGCTTCGATATTTTATATTTAAGGATCGTGATCTGACAAAAAATCTTTTTACTGAAGATGAGTTTTCAGAATTAGATGATACTGAGTTATTGTTTTTTATGAATGAACAGGCGAAAGTTGATGCTCGTTTATCTGAATTAAATATTCAAAAAGCTGTTCTTCGTCCATTCTTTAGCATGTATCTTTCTCAGTGTGAAAACATTAAAGACTTTTATGATAAAGCAATAGTTCTTCTTTCTGTTTATCAATTGAAAACAGCGCTTTTTGCTAGAATGTTTTTTAATATATTTCAACATGTTGAAGGTATTCCCGATCACATTAAAGATGATCCAGAAAAATTATTAGCTTATTCTGATAGTCAAAGAAATAACAATTCTGGAGGAATAGATGAAAATTCTGATGCATCTGCTGTTTTCGGAGCGACAAAAGAAGATATGAAGGTTATTGGCGGTAATACAAAACAGATATCTTTAAAGGATGAGCTTGACAAAAATGGCGGAAAATTAAATATGGAACAAATGATGAAGCTTGCTGGTCATTGATTAATTATTTTGTGTAAGTATTGGAGAGGTTTAAGGACATGCCAATTCAAGTACCAGTAACACAGACAGGATTAGAAGCAAGTATTCAAGCTGCCGCCCAAAGGGCTGGTAGAAATTTGAAGATTGACTTAGGGGTTAGTTCAAGATCAATTGGAGCTTTGTCTCAGCCACTTGGCAAGATCACTGGACAGGCAGACCAATTTACTAAATCTATGGAAGCGGCAAATGCCCGTGTTCTTGCTTTCGGAGCGTCTGTCGGTGTTTTATCTGCTGTATCACAAGGATTTAAAGAAATTATCACAACAACCATTCAGGTTGAAAAAAGTTTAGCAAATATCAATTCTGTTCTGGGAGCAAATAGCGAAAAATTAAATAAATTTAAAAATGATATTTTTAGCGTTGCTAAAGAAACTGGAAATTCGTTTCAAACGGTTTCTGAAGCTGCTCTTGAGCTGAGTCGTCAAGGTCTTAAATCTGATGAGGTTTTAAGAAGGCTAAAAGATTCTATGATTTTATCAAGATTATCTGGTCTTGATGCTGCGTCTGCTGTTGAAGGTTTAACTGCTGCCGTCAATTCATTTTCTAAAGAGGGCGCAACGACTTCAGAAGTTTTAAATAAAATTTCTAATACAGCCGCTAAGTTTTCAGTTTCAGAGAGAGATCTTATAGAAGGCTTTAAACGCTCGGCTTCAGTCGCACAACAAGCTGGAGTTAGTCTTGATGAGCTTGGTGGAATTATCACTGCTGTTCAGCAAAAAACAGCCCGTGGTGGTGCTGTTATTGGAAACGCTTTTAAAACTATTTTTACAAGAATTCAAAGACCAGACAGTTTGGCCCTTTTGGAACAGGTTGGGGCGGCAACCACTGATGCCCAAGATAAACTGCTTCCAGCTACAAAATTAATTGAAAATCTTGCGGGAAAAATAAAAGGCTTAAATGATGTTGAAGTTGCAAATATCACTGAAAAAATTGGTGGCGGCTTCCAAGTTGGTCCATTAATCGCTGCCTTGGATGATATCACTGGTAAGACATCTACTTTTAAAGCGGCGACGGAATCTATGGCAACGGCTGGTAGCGAAGCTTACCAAAGAAATACCGCCCTAAATCAAACACTAGCTGCTTCAATCAACACAGCAACTGTTAACTTACAAGAACTCGCCAATACTCTTGGAGAGATTGGAGTTACTGATAACTTAAAAAATATATTATCATTCTTTAATAGCTTCGCCACAAACGTTAAAGACGTTCTTCAAGGAGAGGGTCTTGGTTCTGATTTTGCAAGAGGACTTGTAAAGGGTATTGGGAATATTTTATCGGGACCAGGTTTGGCTATTTTTGGTATTATTATTGCGAAATTAACTATCGGTTTTGCAAAATTTGGAATTGACGCATTAAAAACATTTTTAAATATTGGTTCAGCTGCAAAAGAAATGGGGGCTATCCAAACGAGTATAACTTCCGCTCTTTTAAATAACAAATCAATTCAAACTCAAATCCTCGCATTAGAAGGTAATAGAGTAGCTCAGGCTCAGTTCTTTTCTACTGCTTTGAATACTCAGTTGGCGACAATGGAGAAGATGAGAGGTATTTCCGCTTCGATTGCTCCTGATGTATTTATGGCCACAACTGGCAGTAAGAAAAGAAAGTCAGGAAACGCTGGTGGTTACATACCAAGTTCAGCTGGTGGATATATGCCGACAGTGATGGCTGAAGCTAATGATATTAGTAAAGGTGTTGGTGGGGCAAGACCGTCTGATAGGCCAGTTGTTATTCCTAATTTTGCTTTTGGTGGCGGAAAAACTGGAACTATGGTTGCTCATACTGGCGAACATATTGTTCCAAATTATAATGGGGGCAGCGGATCTGCTATCTTTAATAGAGATATGGTCGGAAGAATGGGTCTTCCTTCTGGCGCACAACAAATTCGTAGTGCTGGAGGATTTATTCCAAATTTTGCTGCATCTATTACGGATGCCACAACTCAAAAAGAATTTGAATATTTTTATACGCAACCTCGTTATAAAAAAAATGCAGAAAAAGATGCTAGAGAATATAAAGGCACGGCAAGAGGAAGGGCCGCAGAAGGAGCAGCTCTTAAAAGAACGAAAATAGCAGAAGAAAAAAAATCTGATACTTTATTTATTGATGCAGATGCTAATTTAGGCGGTATCGGAGTAGTTTCTGTAGAAGGCTCTAAGGGTATTGTTAATGGAAGACTTGTAGGTAAAGGTCTTGAGGGTAGCGCAAAAGAATTTTTAGATAATACTTATGGCAAAGACAGATATTCATCTGTTGAAATGTCCAATATTCAAGTAGGTAGTCTTAAAAGTTTAGAAGGAGCGATTGCCAGCAAAAAACAGTTCAGAAGCAAAATACAAGAAAGATTTTCAAGCCCTTTAACTCAATTGGCTTCAGATATTTTACCCAAAATATTTGGCCGAGAAAAAACCGATGCATACTCAAAATATTTACTAGCAAGAAAAGACGATCCTGCTTTATTTTCTAATTCTGTTATCGGCGGTATTTTTGAATCTGCTGTTAAAATGTCAACGACAAGCGTTAAAAATATACCAACTTTTCAAAATGTAAATGAATTCGCTCCATTCGACTTTGAAGAAAACGAAGCAGATAATGGAGAATTTAAAAAAGCTTTTGGTTTCAGTGATCTTTTTAGGGCTGATGCCAAACAAACTGCGAGTAAAAAAGCTATAAATAGCGTTATTAGTAAAGCTTTAAGAAATCCTGGAACTCAAGGAAAAATGAAAGCGGCGCAATTAGGAAAAGGTACAGCAGCATCGGCATCAGGCTATATTCCTAATTTTGTTGATCAAAAATACGTAATGGAAACACTCGGCAGAATAAAATCTGGCACAAGCGGATTCTCAAAACAAGAACAAGAAACATTCTTAAAAAAGTTCGGCGCAACTGGTGGAACTGGGAAAGGTATATCTTTACAACAAGTCTTTGATACTTTAGATTCTGACCCTTCTGTTTCTCCATTCATTAATAAGGCGTATGGTGCTGCTGGAGCAACCGCATCCACATCGCAAGTATTTAAAGAGTTTGAAAAGCAAATAAAAGCTAATCCAACACAATTAAGAAATGTAGTTAAAGGTAAAGGATTTATTCCCAACTTTGCCAATCCATTAAATGAAGCAATCTCAAGAGAGATCGGCGCAGGAGTTAATCCAAGTCAAGTATATATAGACCAAAATAATTCTTTAAAAGGCCCAATGAATCCTTCTGGATTGATGGTTGCTAATCGTCGTGATGAGCCATCTGGTGGATGGCAGGGCATCAATAGGGCCAGAAAAGAAGGAGTTAATGCTAAAACTTATGGTGCGGCTCAAGGATTTATACCTAATTTCGCAAATGATGCTTCAGATGACAAAACGAATAAATCAATGGGTGATACCATTGGTAAATTAATAATTCTTCAAACAGTCGCAACAGGGCTAAGTGGAGTGTTTGAAGGGATGGGTGGAAAAGTAAGTAAATTTGGGGACGGATTATCTTCTTTATCTGCTTCAATTATGAGTATGGCTATGTTGAGTAGCATGTCAGCTGAAAAAATGGGAATTGGCGCTAGTATTTCAAAAGGTTATTCATCAGCAGCAAGAGGAGATTCTTCAGCTGTAACTAAAGCCGTTATAAAAGGCTCTGGCGCTGGAATGCTTGGAAGGCTCGGGGCTGCTGCTGGATCGTCTTCTGCAATAGTTGGTGGAGTTGGTAAAGTTGCGGGTTTAGCGTCTGGACTTGGGTCACTGTTCGGAATGTTTGGTAAGTTTTTGCCAGTTATTGGTCAGGCAATTTTTGCATTTCAAGGCGTTAATGCGGTATTAAAATTATTTGGTGTCGATACGGATAAGTATATTAAGCAACTTGGTCAATCGTTGGGCTTGATTAAAACTCCAGCCCAAGAAGCGGCTGACAAATTGAAGGAATTAGGAAAAGTAGATATCTCTAATATTCTTGAAGGTAATTTTGGACCACAAGGTCCGTCAGCTTTAGGAGAGTTCCTGAAAGAACAAAATTTAACAGCCCAAGCAAAAAAAGCAGGAGTAGAAACAAAAGACAAAGATATAAAAGAATTAAATAAGGAATTATTAATTAAAGAATTACAAAATTTTACTTTCGCAAATAATAAAGAATTATTAGTCGATAGAGCTTATACAAATGATTATTCAGGAACCAAAGAACAAGTTTCAGAAAGATTAAAGAAATCGTTTACTGAAGGGGAGAGCGTCTATGGCCGTAATGTTGGAATGTTTCAAACAAAAAGGGCGGGATCTGAAAATAAAGGAGTATCAGATTTGCAATTTCAAGCCCTCTCCCAACTGGAGGCAAGTATAGCCTCTAGGTATTCTAGCAAAGAAGCTCAACAAAAACTTAAAACAGCACAAGACGCTGGACTTTCTTCTCAACAATTACGACCAATAATTGAAGAATTATTTCAATCTGGATTTAAAAATATAGGGGAAAAAGAAGTAGCTGGAATAAAAGAAAAAATAACCAGAGCTGGTAATTTTACAGAAGAAGAGCTTAATTTAGAAATATTTAAAGAATTAGCTGAATTAGACAAAAAAAGAGAGCCAGCAATTGCTGCCGCTAATTATCAAGAAAAAATTAATTTAGAACTTGCAAAACTTAGATTAGATTCTGCTATTAAATTAAAAATGGCAACCTTGGATTTCCCAACTATTCAAGATGCTTCATTATCAATTGAAAAAGAACTCCTTACGACAACAGATGCAAGAAGAATTTCTGTTGAAAGAGAAATAGAGGCTAGGGCAAGAGGCAGAGAATTAATCAAATCTCAAGTTGAATCTGTTAAAGATTTAACTCTTAATAGTAAGGAATTAATGGACTCTTTAAGTGCAAATCCAACTAATCAAGTTTTGATTGATAATTGGGGTAAAGTAAAAGGCATCGTTGAAAAATATGCAGATACTTTAATGCAAACTGGTGATTCTACAAAAGCCGAGGCATCTATAAGAGGTGATATTACTGATGCTGTTGGAGATAATATACAAGCAGGAGAGGCGCTACAAAAGATTATCCAAGAAACATTAAGTAGCACAGAAAATTTATTTAATATTGAAACTAAAAAACTAGACGTTAATAGACAAATCAATTCTATTGGTGAAGCTTATAATTATATTATAGGTCTTCAAAATGCAAAAAAACAAGAAGGATTAGATATTACTTTAAGAGAAATAGCTAATGCTGAAAAATTAAATTCTATCAATGATAGAATATTTAAAGCTAGAGCCGAAGGTCTGAAATCCATTACATCAAAAGATGTTGGAGATAAAATTGACGTTTTAGCTAATCAAAGAGAAAGAACTTCTGCGATATCTAGTTCAGCTAATGAAAGAAAGAAAATATTTATAGAATTACAAAAAGATTTATTAAAATCAGCTACTGATAAAAAATTACCAGAAAATTTAAAGAGCAATATATATAAAGCCAAAAATATTGACGAATTAAAACCTGTTGTTGCGATTATCGCAAAAGCTGAACAAGATGCCGCAGTTGCAAAGTTGGATGCCGCTTTCAAAGAAAATAAAATAAAATTAGAAACAGCATATAACGCTAGCGATATTGCAATTGCAGGAGCCAAAGAGGCCGCTCAATCGTTTTTAAATGTTGTGGCTGGTTTTGGCGGTTTAAATCCAAACGCTATAAACAGGGGTGCTCCCGCTCCAAGGACACAATTAAACGAGTTAGAGACTCAAGCGAATATAGCAAGAAACACGTTATTAAGTACTGAATTTTCTGGTGAATTGTTAAATAAGTTCGATTTAGCACTAGATGATACTAATAATTCAATCGAACAATTAGGAGCAACACTTGAAGAACTTAATCCAGCATATAAAGATGCTAAAAAAGCTCTTGAAGATAATTTCACAAAATCTTTATTGACGTTTGAGAATGATTTAGCCAAAAGAGAGTCAAAAAACATAGGCTTAGAAACTCAAAAACAAATTGCAAGCGCAAAGCTTGAGTCAAAGATGAAAGATCCTGAAACTTATTCAGGAGTTTTCAATCAAAAAGATTATTTAGCTAAACAGCAAAGTCTTGAAATGCAAAAATTAAGACAGGAACAAGATTTCCAGTCTAAAATTGATTCTAATACTGCCGCTATTGAATTAGAAAGAAAGTTATATACCTTAGAGAATATAACAGCAATAAAAGATAATAGCCAAGTTATAAAAGATTTAATAGATCAATTAAAACAATCTCAGCCTGACGCACAACCTCAGCCTGACGGACAATCTAAGTCTGACGCTTCAAAATCAAAAGAAATAATATCGAGGGATAGCGCTAATTTATCTCAAACAACCATTAATCAAATAGCTAAATTAGTTAGTGCGGAAGTTGGTGGTCAAGGGCCAGAAGCACAACAAGCATTAATAGAAACATTTTTTAATAGAGCAAAAAGAGATAATAAATCTATTGATCAAATAGTTAATAGCGAAGCATATTATCATCCAATTCAAACTGGAAAAATAAATTCAGTAACACCAATACCTGATGCTGAAATTAGAAGATTAATAGGTTTGGTAGAAAGTGGAAGTAATATTTCTAGAGGAGCAACAGATAATGCTTCTGCTGGCGTTGCCGCTAATGCCAAAAAATTATATCCAAATAACAATATAGATATTGGTGGAGAAACTTTCTATTCAAAAAACATTGGATCTTCTAATTTTGCTAATGTTGGCGGAATGTCTTCTGAAATACAAAAAGCCGTAGCTGACATTCAGAAAATGAATGTTGAATATTCTAAAATACCAGATATGGCTATGAAAGCCGCTGGTAATATGAATATTCAAGGCGAAGCTCAAGACAGAGTTGCAAAAATAATTCAAGAAACAGTGCAGCAGTCAGCATTAAGAAATGAAAAAGACAAACAAGCTATTGTTTTAGCAGAAGAGCTTTACCAAATTAGATCAAAAGAAACCAATCCTAAGTCATTTACTTCTGGATTTGCATCAGGAATCAGAGATTTAAACACTGAAAAAGATAATTTTTCTTTTGAATTAGGAGAAAGAGTGCCTAAACTATTTGCTGATAATATGGCTTCAGCTATGGAGGGCGTGATCATGCAGGGCGAAAGCTTGGGTGATTCATTGAGAAGTGCTGCTACATCATTTTTAAATGAAATTACAAAAGCTAATATTAGAAATATATCTAATACTCTTACTTCTGGAGCGCAAAATTTAGGTAGCTCAATATTGAGTTCGTTTACCCAAAGAGCTTCTGGTGGGCCAATTACTGGTGGGTCTGGAATGAAAGATGATGTTCCAGCATTATTAATGGGTGGCGAATTCGTTATGAATAAAAAATCCGTATCAAAATATGGTATGAATTTTATGAATCAGTTGAATAATGGCGGAATCATGAAGTATGCAAAAGGAGGCGCTGTTAAAGAAATATCTGATATAAATCAAATAGGAAAACAAACAATTTTTTCTGGTAAAGCTGGGTCCGATATTATTGGTCAATATGAAGAGGGGCAAACTCCAAGACAAATGGCTAGCGGAGATGGCTTTATGTCTTCTGGAATGTATGGATCTGGATCTATAGTAGGAAAACATGATTTGCTCGCTTTCGCAACACAATCACAGACTTCTGGTAAAAATGATATAATTTCAAATGAAAATAAATTTTCATCTGTGAGTTTGGAGCCAGAAAGCGCCAGATTAACTGTTTCTGGAAGGATGGATAGCCCAGAATGGCAGTCTGTTCAAAAAGATAAAGAGGAAGCTTTTAATTTATATCTTCAACAGCTTAATCAAGAAAAAGAATTTAAAGAGGCGGAGTCAGCAAGAAGAACGGCATTCAGAAAAGCTTGGCAAAGCGCATTATGGAGTAGTGTAATTAATGCAGCAATGGTCGGCATAGCGCAACCAGCTATAGCTGGCTTTAATGCTGGAATGGGACAAGCATCATCACAAGGAGTTGGCGGCTTTAAGGCATTAAACTCTGGATTTAGTGGAATGTTAAACGGCGGAAATATTGGTGGAACCCAACTCGGAGGCATATTTAATACAGATCCTCAGTTAAGAGGTATAGGAAATGCATCACAATTAGCGTCTTTATATGAAAGTGATCCAAACTCACAATTAGGTAGACTCCTAGCTTCGAATGCTAATAATTACATAAGCAATATCTCTACTCCAAGAGCGATCCCCGTAAATAGGGCTACTGGCGGCTTGATATCAAATACGGCTGGAGTAGATACCGTTCCTGCTATGTTGAGTGGTGGAGAATTTGTCATGAATAGAGCTGCAACTCAAAACATAGGAGCTGGTAATTTGCAGTCATTGAATACTGGCTCTTCATCCAATTCTTTAGGTCAAGATTCAGGGGCCAATACCGATAAAATTGTTTCTAAATTAGATGAGTTGATTACAGCAATTAAAGATAATTTTAATGGTAATATTTCAGTTAATGTTGGGTCTGGTGATTCTTCACAAAAAGAAGGAACCGCATCTAATGGCCAACAAGATAATTCACAAGCAAATGCTGGTCTTGCTAAAAAAATCAAAGCAGTCGTTATGGACGTTATTCAACAAGAGAAGAGATTGGGAGGGTCATTAAGATTCGCTACATAATATGTTTGGAGGCAAATTAAATCATGAGTGTGAGTTTTATGTTTCTGGATTAAACTTATCTGGAATAGAATCTGTTAATATTTCATATGCTCAAAAAAACAATATAATAAAACCATTGGGTTTCTCAAAGGGTCTATCTTTATTTAATGGTGAGCCACAAAAAAGTTTATCTTTGTCTAGGAATTTATTATATCAAGATCCAATTTTAAAGTATACTGGAAATATACCAATGGATGGAAGCATAAATTATGGTGAAAATTCTTATGGATTTAAAAAAGGCTATTTAACTGAATACATGGTGAATTGCGCCGTTGGATCTGTTCCAAGGGTTTCTATTAATGCCATAATTATTGATGAACTGACATCAAGTTCAAATTCTATAGGATATACTCAACATCCTAATATATTTATACCAAACCAAGGTTCAATATCAATGAGTTGTGATAATTCAAAAACTAATAGGGTTATTGGTTTCGATTACTCTATCAAATGCAATAGAAAAGCTTTTTATACGATAGGATCAGAATTAGCCCATGAAGTTGTATTGATACCTCCGTTAGAGTATTCAGCGTCTGTTCAAATAGAAATAGATGATGCATTTTTACAGGATTCTGATAATTATTTATCTAATAGAGAAAATAAAACCGTATCATTTTCAATAAGCGGGAGAAATAATGAATTAATACAAAATTTAATTTTACCAAAAGCTTCATTAGTATCTGAGCAAATTAATGCTTCAGCCGATGGATTATTAAAATTAACACTTAACTATATTGGACATTCATGAGCGAAGATCTTTTTTATAATAGAGATAGAAATATTACTGGCGTTGCGACTCCGATTAATTTATCTACTTTAAATTTAACTCCCGTTTACGGCTCTAAAGTTTCGTTTTCTAATAATTTATATGCTTATGAGACTAATGATTCGATATATAATATCATACCATTGTCGATAAATAGTTTAAAAGCTTCATTTGACATGAAATATGTAGTCAACGAAGATAATGCAAGAAATTTAGCTAATTTTTTTGAAAGCAAGCTCGGTAGTTCGCAATTTTCTTTTGCACCAGATAATAATATTTATA